TGCTCAATTCGAAGCAGGTCGTGGTATGGCAACATCTGATGCTGAAAAGCTCGGTGCTGCTAGCCCAACCAGCCCAACAGGTTCAGCATTCAATGAGATGTCATTCACAATCGAGAAGACATCGGTTGAAGCAAAGACTCGTGCTCTAAAGGCTGAGTACACAATCGAAATGGCACAAGACCTCAAGGCTGTTCACGGTCTTGACGCTGAAACTGAACTCGCAAACATTCTCTCAACCGAGATTATGTTCGAAATCAACCGCGAGCTCGTAAGACTTATCTACGATGTAGCTAAGTTAGGTGCTCAACAAACTGATCTCTCAGCATGGAATACTCCAGTCTTTGGTTCAACCAAGGGTGGTGTCTATAACCTAGAGTCAGACTCTGACGGTCGTTGGAGTGCTGAGAAGTTCCGTGGTCTTCTCTTCCAAATCGAAAGAGAAGCAAATGTTATCGGTGCAGAAACCCGCAGAGGTCGTGCAAACATGGCAATCTGCAGCCCAGATGTCGTATCAGCTCTCGCAATGAGTGGTGTTCTCGACTTCTCACCAGCATTTAACTCAGCAATGAACACTGATGTTAATGGTAACACTCTCGCAGGTACTCTATCCGGTGGTAAGATCAAGGTTTACATCGATCCATACTCAATGCCAACACACATCGAGTCATGGAATCCAGTAAACTATGTCTGCGTAGGTTATAAGGGTACAAGCCCATACGACGCAGGTATCTTCTATTGCCCATATGTACCGCTACAAATGGTAAGAGCAGTTGACACTGGTAACTTCCAACCAAAGATTGGTTTCAAGACTCGTTATGGTATCGTAAGTAACCCATTCGTTCTTGCAAATGACAATCTACCAGACGCTCAACGCCTACAACGCAGAAGAAACCAATACTACCGCATCTTCCGTGTAGATAATCTCCACGGTAACGACGCAAGTTACGGTGGTTGATAGTAGTGGGATCTAGTCTCTAAGAGAGGGGAGGTCGAAAGACCTCCCCTTATCATTTACATAAATACTTACATGGATACATCTTTCTTAAGATCAGTAATAGCAAGAGAACCACAAACACTCAACACTCTTCAACCGAATGAGTTCCGTGTTGTATTTCACAGAATTCCACATATAGTTTACTTTTGTCAAAAAGCAAACATTCCTGGACTTTCATTAAATGAATTCCAACAACCATCTCCATTTGCCACACCAATACGCAGACCAGCAGGGCAAATAACATATGAGAATTTTGATATAGATTTTATGGTTGCAGAGGATATGGAAAATTGGAAACAAATTCATGACTGGTTGACTTCTATACCACCAACTGTGGATTATTCAAATGCCAAAAAACATCAAGACTATTTTTCTGATGCTACATTATTGGTAATGAATAGTGTTTCAAAACCATTTTTTGCTGTTCATTTTAGAAATTGTTTCCCAATGTCAATGTCAGGAATTGATTTGCAAACAACAGTTAGTGGTATTAGTCCAGTAACATGTACCGGATCATTTGCATATACTGGTTATTATGTTGAAAAGTTGACTAGTTGATTTTCTGTGATATACTTACATCATGACTTTAAATGAATTAATTGAACAAGCAAAACAAGATCTAAAGTTTGACGACACAGAACTCGATCAAGAGTCTCTTCGTATTCCTCAATTACACAATAAGTATCTCAACTTCTATCATGAAGAGAAGTTGCGTTATCAGGGATACAAAACAAACTATTCCAAGTTGTTCAAACTCAAGTGGGAATACTATACAGGTAAACTCAGTGAGGATCAATTGAAGGAACTTGGTTGGGAACCATTTGATCTTAAGATTCTTCGTCAGGATGTAGACATTTATCTTGAATCTGATAAAGAACTTATCGAACTAAAGAGTAAAATGTCTATTCAAGAAGAAAAGGTAGAGTACTTAAATTCTATCGTCAAGGGCATCACAAACCGTCAATTCCATATACGGGATGCTATTGCATGGCGAAAGTTCCTAAATGGAACTGCATAAATACTAGTATATGGATTTAGTGATTGAACCGTTAGACTCTGTTTATATAAAGGTGGACTGTGATAGAAGTTTTGCAAAGGAGTTATCTGACTACTTTACCTTCAAAGTCCCAGGACATAAGTTCATGCCCGCTTACAGAAACAAACTGTGGGACGGACAGATCAAGTTGTATAACATCTACGGACAAACTATCTACGCAGGACTTGAAGACTATGTTATCCAGTTTGCCAAAGATAGGTCGTATTCGGTTGAGAACCGAATTACAAAAAACAAAGATAGAATCACTCTTGAACAAGTTATAGAGTATATCAAGACTCTGAACCCCCACGCAGCAGGAAAGCGTCTAGAACCCCACCAGCACCAGTTAGAAGCGATCCTACACGCTTTAAACGAGCGTAGGAGCCTCCTATTGTCCCCCACAGGGTCAGGTAAGAGTCTAATCATCTATGTCCTATGTCGTTATTTGTTAAATCTTCTACCAGAAGATAAAAAAATACTAATAATCGTCCCAACCATATCCCTAGTCACCCAGATGTATTCAGACTTTTTTGAATATGCATCTAAGACAGGTTGGAAGACCAGAGATAATTGCCATAAGATCCACGGGGGTCAGGATAAGGATTCTGATAAGAGAATTATTATTTCAACTTGGCAGAGCATCTATAAGATGCCAAAAAAATACTTTGACCAGTTTGAAGCAGTGATTGGAGATGAATGTCATTTATTTAAATCAAAATCATTGACTACTATTATGTCAAAACTTACAAGTTGTGACTGGCGTATTGGAACGACAGGTACACTTGATGGAAGCATGACACATAAACTTGTCATCGAAGGTTTGTTTGGTAGAGTAAAGAAAGTTACATCTACAAAAGAATTGATGGACAAAGATATTCTTTCTGAACTCTCAATTGATTGTTTAGTTCTTCAATATCCAGAAGAAGTACGAAGAGCAATTAAAAAATTAACTTATAAAGAAGAAATAGATTGGTTGATTTCAAATCAAGCACGGAATGAATTTATTTCAAATCTTGCTTTGAATCTAAAAGGCAATACTCTTGTTCTATTCCAATTTGTAGAAAAGCACGGCATGGTTCTACACCAGTTGATAGAAAAACTAAATACTAAGGACAAGAAAGTTTTTTTTGTTTATGGTGGCACTGATGTTGAGATGCGTGAGCAAGTTCGTAAGTTATGTGAAAAACAAGACAACGCAATCATCATTGCTTCATACGGCACCTTCTCTACAGGTATCTCAATAAGAAGACTACATAATATTGTATTCTCTTCTCCGTCCAAAAGTAGAATACGGGTCTTACAAAGTATTGGTAGACAATTAAGAAAGTCTGAACACAAAGACAAAGCCAGACTATTTGATATAGCAGACGACCTACATTGGAAGTCTTATCAGAATCATACTCTTCGTCATTATAATGAGCGACTTAAAATTTATGAATCCGAGAAGTTCTCACATAAGAAGTTAAGTATCAAATTGGAGAGCATATGCAAGACAACGGATACAGAATCATTAAATTAAAAAATGGTGAATCACTAATCACCAAAATTTTAGACAATAGAAGAGCAACCTTGGTTTTAGAAAGACCAATGCAATATAAAAGCGTTATATTATTAGATCAAACATCTATGACTAATAATGAAATGCTTGTGTTCAAGTCGTGGTTAGATTATTCTACCGATAGATTAATTGAAATTAGTGCAGACGGTATATTGGCTATTAGTATGCCAGATAAAAAACTCATAGACTGTTATGAAATGGAAAAGGAAAAAGAAGACAATCCTGCTGCTAAAAATGACATGCCTCTAGAAGATGGCACTGAAAAGATATTAAACATGATGAATCCTGGTATGCAAAAACCAAACGCTGGACCACCAGATAATGTAAATATTACTTTCAGTGTCCCCCCAGAGATGGCAGAGGAAATTGTAGACATGATGGCTGAAGCCAAAGCATGGGAAGAGTTGGATAATGAATTGGAAGATGAAGATCTTTTTCCAGAGGTAAAACCACCAAAGAAGTCAAAGAAAAAGAAGAAGCCAGATGCTTCTTCTAATAAACCCCCTCAAAAGAAAAATAAAAAGGATCTCAAGGACTTCGGTAATGATTGGACTGATTGGAGTCCTGATCCTAAAGACTATATCTAGAATAGATCATTAGGTGAACCGTGACACACTAAGTGTAACGAGCGTCGAAAGAAAGTCAATAGGTTTTCCTTGAAAATCTTTTCAGATAGTGTATAGTGTTGAAACAACCGGAGTATATTATGAAAAAGAAAAAGAAGAAAAAGAAATCACTCAAAGTCTCTAAAGAGATAGAGGATTTAGAAATAAAACCCGTAAAAACACCAAAAGTAAAATCCCATTACATAGACAATAAAAAATTCTATAGCGAAATGGTTGATTGGAAAAAGCAAGTAAAAGAGGCAAGGGAAATGGGTGATCCTCTTCCTCCAGTTACAGAATACATAGGTCGTTGCTTCTTAGAAATAGCAGAGAATCTCTCCAAGAAACCAAACTTTATGAACTATGTTTTCAAGGACGAAATGATTGGTGACGGTATAGAAAATTGCTTGATGTATTGTGAAAACTTTGACCCTGATAAATCAAACAACCCATTCTCATACTTCACACAAATAATATACTTTGCATTCATTCGAAGAATCCAAAAGGAAAAGAAACAGAACTACATCAAATACAAGTTCCTAGAATCAATGGATCATGATGGTGATTTCACAAAGTACCTACAAGCGATGGGTATAAGTGAAGAAGAACACGAAAACTACAAGAAGCAAGAAGAAGAAAAAACAAAAAGCAAGAAGCGTAAGAAGCGTAAGAAGAAAACACTCGAATCCTTTATGGAGGATTAAATGAAAGTAGCAATTATTTGTGATACGCATTTTGGTGTTCGTAATGACTCTCCACTATTTTTAAATTACTTTTTAGATTTCTTTGAGAATCAATTTTTCCCATATCTCCGTGAACATAACATCAAGCATGTACTGCATCTTGGTGATCTTATGGATCGTCGTAAGTTTGTTAACTTTCAGACACTAGCAGAAGTCAAGAAGAGATTCATTAGTCACTTTGACTCTGGGGAGTTTGAGTTGTGGTGTCTTTTGGGAAATCATGACACCTATTACAAAAACACAAACGAGATCAATTCAATTAATCAGTTATTTAATAATACAAAAATTAATATTGTAGAAAAACCAATAAACCTTCAACTGGGTAGTTTGTCTATTGCCCTGGTTCCGTGGATCAACAAGGAAAATTATGAAACGAGTTTGGAATTTATTAAGACTACGACTTCGCCTTTTATTATGGGTCATTTCGAACTGACAGGATTTGAAGTTCTTCGTGGTGTCAAACACGAGGATGGAATGAGTCCTGCTATTCTATCACGCTTTGAAACTGTTTACTCTGGTCACTTCCATTGTAAGCAGAGTGAAAAGAATGTTTCTTATCTTGGTACACCATATCAGATTACTTTTTCAGATTTAAAAGAAAAGAAAGGATTTCATATTCTAGACACAGAAACTCGTGAGTTAGAGTTTATTGAGAATACAAATCGTATATTCTATTCAATTCGTTATAACGACGCAGAGAAAGATATGTTAAAGACAGACTTCTCAAAGTATAAGAATTCTTTTGTGAAACTGATTGTTGAAAATAAAACCAAGCCTTATATATTTGACAAGTTCCTAGATTCGTTGTATGGTAATGCTGTAGCAAGTCTTAACATTATTGAAGAAAACAATATTGAGTTGAGTTCAGAACAAACCGTTGACAATACAAAGGATACTCTTACAATCATCAATTCAGAGATTGACGCTATGGAAGAAGTCCAAAACAAAAACAAACTCAAGAAAATTATTCACGAATTATACATGGAAAGTTTATCACAATG